CGGCAAGTGCAAGATAATTTAAAGCTTCTCCTGCTTCTGTGGCTGAAAACTTTGTTGCTTTTCCACAATCTTCTGCCGCTTTCTGTAGCTTTGCATAATCTTCTGATCCACTATTTACCTCTTCTGCTGTCATTCCCATGGTAGCCGCTACAGTTGTCATAGCTTCTTCAAAAGAGGATCCTGTCTCTATCGCTGCCCCTGCGATCTGCTTGATTCCATCAGCCAGCTTTCTGGCACCTTCCACAATTACTTCTGATGCTATATTCGCTTTCAGTACTTCCCCGAATATCTTCGTTTTCCCTGAAGCATCCTCTGTTTCTTTGCCATATTCATCTATAGATGTGGCACATTTGTCCGTGGAATCCTCTGCTTCTTTCATGCACTTTGTTGTCTTATCGAGGTCTGCCTGCATAGAATTCAGCTCAACAGTTGCATTATTTACTGCAATCCTGTATGATGATGCTCTCTCTCCGGCTTTTGTATAGCTTTCTTCTGCCAGATTCAACTTCTTTTTCAGTTCATCAATGCTCTTTTGCTGATTCTCTATTGCTTCAGCTCCTGCATCTGAACTGTCTTTCATAGCCTTCATTTCTTCTTCAGCTTTTCCGAGAGCGATCTGCAAATCTTTAATCTTTTCTGCTGCCTTCTCCTGTTTATCAGTTGAAGCCTCCATGGCATTCTGGTATGTTTCGATTTTCCTCGTCTGTGCGTCGATCTGCTTTGTCAGAATCTCATGTTTTTTTGTCAGTGCTTCCAGGGAATTCTGCGAATTTTTAAATTCAGATGAGCAAAGCTTCATTTCTGACCTTAATTCCGCCTGCTCCGTCTTGATCGCCTTTATAGCTTCTCTGTATGCTTTTTCCCCTTCCAGTACAATCTTGGCGCCAATCGTTCCCTTTGCCATTTCTTTCTCCCCTTATATAGCATCAAGGGATCTGACCTCTTCCATTTCCAAGAGTTTATACAGTCCCCTTTTTGTTTCAAAATTATGTTCTTTCTTATATATCTCAAACAGGTCTACCCACAGTCCGTAATATTGAAATCCTATTGTTTTCCAGGTAAATCCCAGTTTTGTCACTCCTATAAATTTCAGCCAGAGGAAATCCACCGGTTTATCATCCTCTTCCTTTCCTCCGGCTATCTTTTTTTTATGACAAAGCACCTCGTAAATTCTTCATGCATCATATCCGCCAGAGTTTCATATGCAATTTTACATTCCCTGAAGATCTGTTCTTCTGCCACCGGTTCAAATTCTTTTCCCGTCTCATCTGCCTCAATAGCAAGTCCTTCATTAATTGCAGCCGGCAGTACTGCCTTGATTGCTCTTACAGATGGCTCCGTCCGCCTCATCAGAGGTTTTCCGTCTTTTGTATAAATCTGATTTCCTTCTCTGTCCTTTTCGAATACATATCCCAGAATATCTCTCTCAAATTTATTGATTGATCCATATTCCTCCTGTATCTGCTCCAACACATTCAGGTCTATCTTATACGGGTATCTTTTCTCTCCTATCCTGATCCTCTTCAATTTTTCCATTGCATTTCCTTTCCATATGCACAAATAAGCCAGGGAGATTTTCCATCCCCCTGGCCATTTTCTACGATATCTCTACTTTATTTCCTTACTCCCAGCTGTATCCGATGTATTCTTCTGCTGTTCTTCTACACTAGTGTCAATTCCCAGCTTCTTCATGATCCATTTTTCTGCAGCATCTACAGTATCAACATATCCGCTCTTATATCTCCACACTCCGTTTCCATCTGCAAAAGCCGTTCCTGATAACGTCGGAGTCTGGAACTGAATGGAGTCCCCTTTGGTCTGATAACTTTCTGCTCCTTCTGAGAATTTTACCTTTGTCAACAGACATGCCCTGTATTTCTTCTTTCCTGACTGCATTTCGGCCGTGATAAATCCATATCCCACATAAGATCCGGCATCTTCTGAGTTATCCGTCTCTTCTTCCTCTGTCACATTGTGACCGAAAAGTACATTTGCCACATTTACAGGCACAGAATCTGTTCCCAATTCCACACTTGCATTTTTAAATTCTTCGACCTGCTCCTGCTGTGCATCATCCGCATACAATGATGCTGTGTTGTAGTTAGGTGTTACTGTCGTATTGATTGCCTTTCCGCATTTCACTGCACCAGAATACTTTCCTGTTTCAGTATTTAATTTTGCAATGGTCGGTCTTGAAAGTCCAAAATTAGCCATTTTATTCTTCTCCTCCTAATTCTACCTTCTTTGTGATATTCACCGTAAAGATGGTTCTTCTTGTTTTCTTAACTCCCTTCAGTGGCTCTTCAAGCCATGACTGGATATTTTCTACATTGAAATCTCTTTTCTGCAGCTCTCTTTTCAGTTTTTCCTTATCTTTAAAGTAATCGTAATCCTTAGGTGTATTCATAGATATCATGAGATAAGCTGTTTCATACATATCTTCATCATCACCCACAAGTGAATCCCTTTCTTCCTCATAGGTGAACGTTATGCTCTTCTCTGATGTTCCTTCATAAATATCCTGTTCCACCGGATATCCGATTGCCGTTCCTGCAGCAACGATTAATTCGTTTACATTCATTCCAGCACCTCTTTATCATATACTTCCTGCATCTTTTCCATGATGATCGTTCTCACACTGTTTGTGGCAGCTGTCATAAAAGGCCTTGGCGCCTGCTGCCCTGCAATCCCATACTCTTTCCATATTGCTTTCAGCGCATTTGATACCGTTTCCTTTCTGAACCGCTTTCCACTTTTGGCTTTTCTGTAATAGATTTTCATAGTTGAATATCCGGATGGCCCTATATTTACAATCCAGGCATCTGTCTTTGTCTTTTTAGGCTTTCTTGAACAAATGGATTCCACAAGTTCAGAATCTCCATCATGCTTGATTGCTCTCTGGCAATATGCCTTCATTGCACTTTCCATCATAGGTGCTGTTTCTTTCAGAGCCTTCTGCGCAATTCTGTCAAAATCACTATCCAGCAATCCACTCATAAAATCTTCCGGAAACTCAACATCAAAGTCCGCCATCTACTCTACCTCCTGCAGGGACAATTCCAGCTTTCTTTTCCTCATGAATGTTCTGATAATCCTATATTCTGTTCCATCATAGATTACTAAAGCAGGTCTGATTTTCCGTCCTTCCCGTTCAATAATCCCAGAATCAAAATCATCAATATTTACTACCACCATAACTTGCACTTCTATTCCTGCACTGACTGACTGATAAAATTCTGCATATTTTACAGATTTCAGTTCCGCCATGATCTCTATCTCATAACGCTCCTCTTCCTGTCTGAACCCACTTCCGTCCGTCTTTGAAACAATAGTGATCAGCTTCACTACATCATTTTTCATATCAGTCTCCTTGTATCACCGTTGACTTTCTCAGGTTATCCTCCTGAAATCTGAATGCCTCCTGGTTTCTTTCCATCATGGACTCATCATCCATCTTGTACAAACAAAAAGTAATGATCGCATCCTCTACAAGCGGGCTGTCTGATTCAGCCAGAGACCGTAAAACACCCGAGCGGATCAACTCCGCCCGGGCTGTATCTATGTTTCTCTGTATGGTTGGAAGAAGCTTTTCAGCAGCTTTTTCTGACAGGCGAAGCGCATATGCTACCGCTTTCTCCAAATCTGTCAAAGCTCATCCCTCCTACTATGCTGTTGCTTCCAGTGTAACTACAACAAATCCACCATCTACGATCACATTGCCGCCAGCCATCTGCTCACCGATAACGGTCAACATACCTTCAATAGCCTTTGTTTCCCTGAATACTTCTACTGTATAATCACCAAAAAGTGCCAGTTCGAAGTTGGCAGGATCTCCGTAGATCATTGTCTGGATCTTTGTCTTTCCCTTAGTTGCTTTTGATAAAGAGGTAAGGCTGGAACAAATCGTATAAGGTACAATCAGTCCTCCTGTCTTAATCGTACCGACATTCGGATTAGATGCTTCCGGTGTGATCTCATACAAAGCTTTTTTCTCATTTGTTCCGCGAACCTCTCCAAATGCCTGCAGATCTTCCTTTGTCAGGAACAGTCTAGCATATCCACCAAGCTCATCATTTCCTCCATAGGAAAAAACGATCCTGCTTAATGTATCAGGAGTAAACTTTGTATCAGCTACAAGCAGCTCCTTACAGATATCCTCGTTCTTCGTGTTTTTGGCTGTCTTGATACCAAACACACCATCCATTCCATTCACTACAATTTCTGTAATCTTTTTGCGGATTGCTTTTAGCGCAAGGCTCCTGATCTTCGCCTCATATGCCAGAGGTGTGACTCTCTGAATATTTTTTGAGACATATGTGGTCACATTCAGCAGAACCGGTGTTAATTTTGCTACCCTGAACACGGCATCAGACTCTGTGCCCGCTGCACCATCTTCTCTTACATTTGCCTCCAGTTCGCTCTTTATATATGCTTCTTCATATGCCGTTGCACCTGTTGCATCCACTACAGATACCTGATCAATGATAGAGGATACCGGATTCAGATTATCATGAATCTCTGTACCGTTTTTTGTTGGCTTCAGAAGCGTATCTGTATTGATCAATGTACTTCTCTGCATGATCGCATTTCTGACTTCAGTAGAAGTAATTGTCATTTTCCCAGACTCCTGGATCTTTGCTGCTCTCTCCTCTGCTGTTTCCCCATCAGGTCCTCTGATAGGATCCGCTTTTCTCTCTTCCATATTGGTGAGTCTGCCAGTAAGATCCATCTTTCTCTTAATGGTATTTGCTTCTGTTTCAAGATTTCTCTGCTCCTCTTCCAGAGCTGTGATCTGTGCCTCTGTCAGATCTTCTTTTTCCAGTTCCTTCAGGATCTGCGCTGCTCTTTCCTGAATTTCTGCGAGTCTTTTTTCCATGTTCTTTTCCTCCTTCTTATCTGATTTACATGGTCATAAGTTTTGTTTTTAATTTCAACCGCCGCTTTCTGAGGTCAGCCGCCGCTTCACGTTCTCTTTCTTCCTGAGCATCCGCCTCCAGGAGAAAGTCCTTTCTTGCTTCGATTGATGTATCATCATAGGCCGGTATATCCACCGCCGATACGTCATAAAGTCTTTTAACCTTTCTGACCGTCCACAGGTGATTTTCCTTGTCGTATGCTTCTTCCTGAATTTTAAACCGGAAGCTCATCCTGTCGATGTACCCGCCTTTGATTTCGTCATATAACTTTCTGCCTTCTTCTGTTCCTCCAAGTTTTGCCTGTATAAACAATCCATCTTCTCTCACATCAAGCTCAAGCGTATTATTTCTCGTTCTTGCTATGACCTTACCACCATGGTTATAGTTAAAGATCACATCTTCCATCTTGGTTTCCTGAAATGCCCTGTCATCGATCTGCTCTTTGTACTCCACCCCATCAATTTCAAAAAGCACTGTTGGAGAGTTAAACCGTACCGCATATCCTTCTACAATCAGATCCCTGTTTTCTCCTTCTGTATCATTCAGTGATCTGGCGCTTACCTGAAAAGCAATTTCCCTACTGTTTATCCTCTTCCGCTGATTCTTCAGTTGTTCCACTGTTCCCATCTTTCTTCTTTCCTCCCTGATATTTATCCTGATTTTTCGAATTGATAAAATTAAGAGAGACCTGTCTGATATCCCCTCCTTCTACTGGCGGATATCCGATCAGCTCTCTCCTTTCATTTGTTGTCAGCTCTCCTGTCTCTTTCGTGGTATTCAGGATCTGAACGATTGAATTTACTGACATTCCCATCATAACGCCACCCGTCATGATGATCTTGTTGCCGCACTCCCTTTCATGCTGTGTAAAGTACACCGCTGTCACTGCCTCTGCAAACAGATTCCAGATCGGCTCTATCTTTCCCTCTCTCCAGGCCATTCCTTCCTGCTCTGAGTACGTATTCTGCACAATCTTTTCAGAGGTTCTCAGATAGGTATATATCCTGTTATTGATTTCTCTCATCTGTGCTGCATTTGCGGCATTAGGACTTACATTCAGCGGAACATATTCTTCCATGGAATCTACCGCTATGATTCCTCCTTTTCCTGCTGCCTGATTAAACCTCTCTGTAAATTTCTCCTGACTTTTCTCCACATCCTTAGGATCCAGCATGGCCTTTTTCTGCTTTAACAGTCCTCGCACCTTGTTTGATACTGTCAATGATTCAATAAATCCCTCATCTGATGCCTTTGACATATCAAGTACTTTATATACCGGTGCATTTCCATCACCTGATGCCAGCCTGTCATTATAAAATTTCCGCATGATGATGCAGCATTCAAGAGGCAATGCTTTGACCTCTCCCTCATAATCTGTGAATTCTATCGCATATCCGCCACCAATCACCTTTTTAAATTCATAGCTGGTATAATCCACCGGATATATGGCTTCTGGCTTTATCCCATTCCATTTGATATATGCCACTGCTGTCGTTTTTGTTTCCAGATTAGCGATCATGCGGTATTTGAACTCCGTCCCAGTCATGACTTCGTTTGGACGCTCATTTAAGAGCCTTGTCATTCTGTCATTTCTGATCACTTTTTCAATTCTTCCCTCTTTGTTTATGATCACTGCCTGAAATTGACCTTTTGATCCATGTGATGCTATGGCATCTACCGTTGCCCGAAAGGTGTCGTGATACCAGGCTTCCTTGTCAAATGGAGCGCTTCTCGTCTGGTATCCCAGGAAACTCACCATTCTTATTCGGACATTTTTCATAAAATCTGAAAAAAATCCCATCATACCCTCCTTATTTTATCCAAGACATATAATCCTCTTCGTTGTTTTTAAAGCACGTGTAAGCATTTAGGAGTGATACCATCCCATCTATCCTTCTGTTGGTATTCACTTTTACCGGCTGAATGGATTCAATTCCATCCTTATTGAGCGTCTTTTTCCCCGTATTGGCCAGGCACCATCTAAGCATGGGATTATCGTTATA